AAAAAGGATGTAACTATTCATGGAGAAGAAAACTTTCGGAGAGAAATACTACACCTTTGCAAGTCCAAGGGTGATTGTAGTTACCTTGAAGCGAAAGAACAGTTTGTTCGTGGTGTAATGGAAAGTGATGACTATTACAACAGTTGGATTATGGTTAGAGTGAGAAAGACTCACCTCAAGGAAGTAAATGCTGGATTATCTAAAGACGTTGGAAAAAAATAATTACGACACATTCATGTTTTTCCCTGATGACGATGATGAATCGAAGATGCAAATCCGTGCATCAGAATACAAGGATCCCGGTGAGAACGTAGGACATTCGGATTATGGACTGTGTTACGACATTATCCTATTCAAAGAGAATGATGACGGTGGTGTGAAAAACCTGGAACGATTCGATGCAATTCTCACATCACCTCTGGAATATATGTCCATGTTGATTCCTCAATCCTGGTTTGGTGCATTCTTTAGGAAAACCACCACATCCACACAAGCAGCAGATTCACTATTTGCCACCTTATCTAAAATCTGATATACTGCAATTTTACACTATTGGATTCATTATGATTCTCGTTGACCTGAACCAAGTCCTATTGGCTGGTTTGATGGCACAATTGACCAACCAAAAAAATACCAAGTTGGAAGAAGATTTGATTCGCCACATGGTATTGAATACCTTGCGTGTTCACATCCGTAAATTTCGTGCAGAATACGGTGATGTTGTACTTTGTTGTGACAACCGAAAATACTGGCGCAAGGAATACTTTCCTTTCTATAAAGCAGGACGTAAAAAGACCCGTGAAAAATCCAGTCTCGACTGGCACCTGATCTTTGATATGTTGGCAAAGTTCAAACAAGAACTTAAAGATAATTTCCCATACAAAGTTATTGATGTGGAATTGGCTGAGGCTGATGATATCATCGGAACACTTGTGCCTCGATTTGCACCACATGAAAAAATTCTGATTCTGTCCTCTGACGGAGACTTCTTGCAATTGCAACGTTATGGTGATAACGTGAAGCAATACAATCCTGCATTGAAGAAGTATCTGCAATCGGAAGACCCTGCACTAGAACTCAAAGAAAAAATCATTCGTGGTGATAAGGGTGATGGTATTCCAAACATGTTCTCTCCAGCGGATTGCTTCGTTCGTGATCTGAAACAAAAGTCTGTCACCAAAGGTATACTGGAAAAGTATCTAAAGGAAGAACCAGAAAACTTCTCTGAAACCGATAAAGTTAACTGGACACGGAACAAGACATTGATTGATTTGACTTGCATTCCTGTTGCGGTCAAAGAGAAAATCATAAATACTTACGATGAAGCAAAGCCAGCATCCAAAGCAAAGATGCTTAACTATTTCATTCAGTATAAACTAAAGAATTTGATGGACGTTATTGAGGATTTTTAATGAAAAACATTTATGAAGTATTTGACGAGTTTGAACTTGCAAAAAACAAAAAAGAGCGCATGAATGTAATTGCTGCCAACATCAGCAAAACATTGGCGGATGTATTACAACTCGGATTCAATCCAAACATCGAGTGGTACATCACCGAGATGCCTGAATCATATCGTGCCAAGTTAACACCTCCAGGTATGGGTTACACACAGTTGTCGGTTGAATTGCGTAAGTTGTATATGTTCCAAAAGGGAAATCCAACTGCCGACAAACTAACAGATAAAAAACGTGAGCAACTATTGGTTGAATTGCTAGAAGCATTGGAACCAAGAGAAGCTGAAGTTGTGATGGGTATCTTTAACAAAGATTTCGGAGTTAAGGGTCTCGATTACAAGTTTGCAAAAGAAGCATTCCCTAACCATATCGCATAATTCAGGAGTTTATAGTGTCAAAGTTTGTAGGTAAGTTTCGTCCGGAAAGAGACTACGAAGATAATTACGGTTTCAAGCAAAATCTGTATGAACGTAAAAAGAAAGACAAACAAAAGGATTCCGCTAAAAAAATGAAATATTTTGATCAGTATGAATCCGATCTATATTCAGAACGGAGAGAACGCAGGAAGTAAGTGTTGTAAAAAAACAACACTCTGGTTGACAAACTTCCATGTCCGTGTATAATACATTCTCACTGGAGAAATTATGTTTATACACGGATCAGTACCTAAGTCAAAAAAACGCAAAGTTCCCAAAGCGCAACAAGCGCAATATGATGCATGGATCAAATCTATTGAGGCCATGAAACCAAAATCATTATATAAACCTTCAAAGATTGTCGATCCTGTGGTTCGTGGTGTTTTTGTGCGAGAAACACAAAAGATCAAATCACTAGATACCGGTCTAGGTACGGCAACCAAGCCAGCACCTAAAGTTTATACTGGAACTGCTATGAAAGGTATTGCCACCATGCATAAATCTAATGCTGTGCCAGTTTTCACAGATGAACAAGCAAAAGATATTTCAAGTATGAGGCGATAATGCGTAAAATTAACTTCACAATCAAACTACAACGTCCGGTTTGTCGAACACCGATTAAACCCGTTCAGGCTCACAAAAACGAGGCGAAGTATTCTCGCAAGGAGAAACATCGTGCCTCTAATTCCACTTATTTGAGTGGAGAATAATATGACACAACCAACAACCGATACCCGAAACATGGAAATGCCCAAACTGGATCAAGAAGCAGTAAAACGAGTGCTTGACGTTACAAATAAGTGGGCTCGACTTACTGCTTTTGAACAGGATTTACAAAATTACGAAAAACTGCGCCAGGAATACTCTGCATCTCTAGATTAATTGTTGTTTTTACGCAACACCTCTTGACTTTCACTAGATATGTGTTATAATACACACATACTTTAGGTTATATTATGTCACTGACTCAATCCAAATCACTTTTGGCCAAATTGATGGCTACCGAAAATCTGCACATCGAGCAACGCAATGCCGATACCGCTTCTTTTGATGTGCAAAATCGGATTCTTACAATTCCTATTCTGAAAAATGACATTTCCAACAACCAATACGATCTTTTCATTGGTCACGAAGTTGGACACGCTCTTTGGACACCACTAGAGGGTCTTTTGAAGTTGCGGGACGAAAAAATCTCACCTTCCGTTGCAAATGTGGTTGAGGATTCTCGCATCGAACGCAAAATCAAGGCAAAATACCCAGGTTTGCGTCATATTTTCATCAAGGCTTATAACGAATTGGTGGAAAGTGACTTCTTTGGCACAAAAGATAGTGATTTGAACAAACTGAATTTCATCGACCGTGTGAATTTGCACTGCAAAGGTGGTATTGAACTGGGAATTAAGTTCTCGGAGTTTGAAAAAGAGCTCTTGAATGAGATTGAATCCACTGTAACATTCGAGGATGTGATCGAAGTCACTAAAAAAGTGTGCGATTACATGAATGAGATCGAGGAAGAAGCACCTCCGCCTCCTGCCGGTTCACAATTCGCATCAGATACTGATGAATCTGATGTTCCTGATGGTGAAACTACACAAATTCCACAAAAACGCGACAACGGAGAAACAAAAGAACAATCTAAAAAAGGATCAAAAGACAATTTAGATGATTCTACAGGAAATTCTGACGAAAAACCAGAATCTATTGCAGGATTAGAATCAAAAAACGATTCTCGAAAATCCGACAATGAAAAAGGCGAAGAATCCGACAAATCCGGCAAAGGTGCTGGCGGTAAATCTCGCATGGAACCAACCGCTCATACTGATGAAGCGTTCCGTGCAAACGAACATCGTTTGTTTTCTACAGATTTCCGTAAAAAGTATCTTTACGCCAATGTTCCTCAGTTGAAAGGTGAAGATTTCGTTCTTGGACATAAGGAATTGTGGACAAAATACAAAGAATCTGCTCGTGATCGTTATTTCCAACGTACCGGACAATTTGCTGCACCAGAATGGGGTGGTGATAATAAAGAAGAATTCAAAAAGTTCCGTGAAGAATCTAAGAAAGTTGTTGCTTATCTGGTAAAAGAGTTTGAATTGCGTAAGAATGCTGAACAGCAAAAGCGTGCTTCTATCTCCAAGACCGGTGAATTGAACATGAATAAGATTTATTCTTATAAGTTCAATGAAGACATTTTCAAGAAGATCACAACCGTGCCTAATGGTAAATCACACGGCTTGGTTATGTACATCGATTGGTCCGGTTCTATGAGCAGCCACATCAATGACACGATCCGTCAGTTGTTGAATCTGGTGATGTTCTGCAAGAAGATCAATATTCCTTACGAGGTGTATGCATTCACCAACGGTCACCATGAAATTGTTGAAGTTAAACCAAAAGTTGGTGATATGGGTTTGTCAAAATTCAAACTGATGAACCTGTTGTCTAACAAAATGTCATCTTCTGAATGGGCTTATGCTGCAGGTTGTTTGTTGGAATATGGTCGTGGTCATAGATACAACTCTTACCATCCAGAATGGTTTGGTCTTTCTAGCACTCCGTTGAATGAAGCTATTGTTTCTGCAATGGATATTGTTCCTAAGTTCCGTAAGAATAACCGTTTGCAAATTGTGAACACCGTATTCTTGACCGATGGTGAATCAGACCGTTGTGGTTATTACTACAACCCAGAGCTTCGTTCTGAATCGACAACTCGAAGTGGTACTACATTGGTGTTGCGTGATCCTGTGACCAAACAAGAAGAATCTTTTGATTCTACAGATGGTCGTGCGATGACAAATGCTTATCTGGATTTGTTGAAGTCTCGTACTGGTTCTAATGTTATTGGTTTCTATATCATGTCTGGTCGTGAATCTGGTAACATGATGAAGTTGGATCCAACCATCACAGATCATCGCCAATTGGATGAGGTGCGTAAAAAGTTCCGTCAAGACAAGTTTCGTGTTGTGACCTCACAAGGTTATGACGAATACTATCTGCTGTATGCGGAAGGACTAGATATTGATGAAGATGCGGAGTTCACGGTGAAAGAAAATGCTACGACCCGTGGTTTCGTTAGTGCATTCAGTAAGTTTACGAATAACCGTAAAGCAAATCGTGTTATTCTAGGCCGTTTCATTGGCCTGATTTCTTAAGGAGTTTTTATGAGTGGAGTTTTATTTCAGTTGACAATCGATAACAAGACCTGTATAATCGAACGTTCAAGCAATCACTATGTTGTGAATTTCTTGGAGAACAAAACTTGGCTTCACAGCACCCGTTGTTTGGTCATGGAAGAAGCACAAGGTCTTGCCGAGAACTTCCTCGGTATTAAGAAGACCGGACCTTCTCTATTGGTCGAAGATTAAAAAGTAAATCTGCGTGAAGGATTGCGGTAGTATTCATTGACCCAGTGGTCAACTTCTGCTGCATCTTTTACACCCTTGGACAACAGATAGTGTTCCAGTGAATTTTTTTGAGACTTAGCAAGAAACTCTACAATTTTTCCTAGAATCTTAAACATGTTGTTCTATATTAGTATTAACGATATTAGTATTTATACTAACCTAACATTTTGAAAGTATATTATGTTGAAACCCTTGAAATCTAAACTCATTGTCCAACTCATTGAAAAAGAGCGTACCACAACCAGTGGCATTATTCTTTCTTCAGCAGATCCAGCAGAGGCCACTCGTGGTCTAGTCTTGGCGATTGGTGACAATGTTACAGAAGTTGCGGTAGGAGAAATGGTTCTTCCTAACTGGAACAAAGCATCCAAAACTAAAGGAGATGACGGTGAAGATGTTTACATTTTTGAAGAAGATGATATTATCCTTGTATTCGAGGATCAGTAATGTTGGCGGGTCATGCACCAACGATTGCAACCAAGGACGAAACTGTAACTGCCGCAGAAACTGAAGCGTTTAAGGAAAAATGTGGTTTACTGAAAAACAACATCCGATGGTCGTTGGATAATTTGTTCAAATTAATTCCGATCTCCAAACAAGGATTGGTGTTCTCTGGTTCCGGTATTGCTTCCTTATTCCACGGTGAAAGGCCAAAAGATTATGATCTGTGGCCTAAGGATTCCCAATCACTTAAAGATTTGGAATGGGCACTAGAACGCACCGATGAACAGACCTTCAGACACCTTCTGACCAGTAAACACGATAGTGCATATGGTGAAGTGTTTAAGGAAAGAGGTGGTGTGATTACGACCAATAATGCATGGACTCTGGCCAATGGACTACAGTTTGTCATTATGGGAACATATGCAGATTGTCGTGCTTCGTTTGATTATGTGCATTGTCTTCCATACTATGATTTTGATTCAGACAAGTTACATATCTCATTCGCACAATGGAGAGCAATCAGGGATAAAAGTTTGATTCCTACAGGTTACACAACACCTAAGAAATTCCGCACAGATAAATTTCGTGAGAGAGGATGGAAATAATGGCAAATAGTAACGCACCTTTGCCTTGGCTTAATACACAAACCACTTCTGTTTCTGCACCAGTTTCAAATTGGAGTACGGCGAATGTACCTAGTAACGGATTATCCAATCTGACCATTGCAAACTCTATGCTGAATGAACAGTTTACCACTCATACAATTCAGGGTAAGATGTTCGCTGTGCAACAAAATTATAATAGGGTATTACTCGAAGATAATTTGATATCCTCAGACCAGGTTAAATCCGCCCTGATGTCAATGTTGCTGGAAGAAATGAGAAAAACTGCACACATCGAATTCACCAAAGAGGACAACCGTTACACCGATGATGTAATCTGTCGTGCAAGAATCTTTGTTACACCAAACGACCAGGTCAAAATCCTAAAGACCCTTAAGTTATGAGTTTAGAACTATCCAAGAAAAGTAACTATGCCTTGGATGTGGAGATGAAAAACGGCTTCAAGTATTCTCTCTATGTCCGAGGATACGAAGCCCAGTCCATGATTGACTTCACCAATTCGCTTACGTGGACAAAATCAGTAGAACCTCGATACTTGACAAAAGAAGAGTTTGATGATATAATGACCAAACCTATGGAGGATTCCCCCGAGGATAAACCTGTTAAACGTAAGAGAAAACCGAAAAATGTGCAAGAGTAAAGACGAATTCAAGAATATCCTGATCGACCATATTCCCAACCTGATTAAAGACCTGAGTAATGTCAGTACAGAATATGCATATGAACGTAAATATATCGGTGAAGCAATTACCTATCTGAGATACCTTCATTCCATTTTGGATGTTTCCAGCGCTTCCGGCACTCCTGACCTAAAAGGTCTAAAAGCGTGGCCTGCAATGCCAGAACATCCGATATTCTTCAAAGTTGGTGGGAACGACAACGTAATGCCCTGTGGTAATTCTGAAGGTTGCAACAAGTGCGGAGAATGACATGGAAGTCCATTTCTTTGATATCTCAATGGGTTCTCTGAACCTGTTCTCGTTCGTTTCTGGTTTGGTGGTGGCTTGCACATTCTGGCGCAGAACTACTCCGTTACTCTATGCGGTTGCATATTTCGCAATGGTCGCATTATATTATAGTTTTAAGTCACAAGGTTATTTCTAAATGTTCATGTTCGATGTTGAGACACTAGGGAAGGAGTCCTCCGCGGTGATTCTGTCACTTGCGTGTACTTACTTTGATCCGACTAAAAATCCATCTCCAGATGATTTGCGTAGGGATTCGTGCTTCGTCAAGTTCGATGCACAAGACCAGATTAAACGACTGAAACGAACTATCACGCCGTCCTCTGTCCAGTGGTGGGGTAAACAGTGTGAGAACGTGAAGAAGAAATCTGTGAACCGTTCAGAAGACGATATGATTATTGAGGAAGGTATTGAAGCCTTCAGAAAATGGACACAGAAGTTTCCGAATAATGAGAAGTGTTGGGTATGGGCCCGAGGGAATCTCGACCAGTTGGTGATGGATTC